TTAACTTTATTTAAAGTAGCATTTACTGCATCAGCTTGGGCTGTTCCGGGAACCATTCTTCCAATCTTATCTAAATCAACTCGGATGTCATCAACTAAGTTTAATGTTGATTGTGGCTTAATTGAAACGCCTTGTGCATCCATTTTACGGTACGAATCCGAAGCTCTATTTTTAACTTCTTCCATTGTAAATAACGGAGCTTTACCCGGTGCAGTAGCACTTAATATTTTACCGGTTGCGGCGGCGCTTCCAGCACCAAAGCCAACACCAGCAACTAAAGCCGCTAAATCGCTGCCTGTTATATCTTTAACTTTTTCTGCAACCGGCTGACTAACTAAACCAGCTACACCTGAAGCAGGAATTTGACGAGCCATATCTGCTGCAAGTGCTGGCACATTTGGAGCCACTTTAGCTAAACCAGCGGTGCTTAACATTGCTTGAGTACCAGCCTGAACTGCCCGTTCTGTTGTGTTTTCAGGAGTTGGCAACACTTGCCCAAGCATTTGATTTTGTGCTTGCGTAAAAGACGGAATTCTGCTTTCCGAACCCAGTGCTTGAGCGCCTAAATTATACGCACCACGACCAGCTTCTAAAACAGCAAGTGCTGGCGAAGTAAAGGCTTCGTAGGCTGCTCTTCCTGTTAAGCCTATTTGACGACCTAATTCATCCATCATTGATCTTTTTTGTGGCGCAGGCTGTGGCGTTGCCGGAGCTGGCTGTGTCGCCACCGCAGGAACATCGGTTGGAGTCGCTACTGGTTGTGGGGTAGGAACTCCGCCGCCTAATTGCTGAGACAATTCTAATAAATCGTCTTCTGATAACGGAGTCGGAGAATTTACTGTCTGTCCATTAATTGTATATTTAGGCATTATTGTCCTTCTTCAACAGTTACAACTGTACCATTTTTAAGAGTAATAGTTTTGGTTTTCTTTTCTCCTGCTGGAGCTTGAGATGTACCAAAACCATATTCTTCAATGCCTTGAGATTTCCGGCGAGATTCGACACGAGTTTTCGTTCTGTTTTCAGCATCGATAATAGCTTGTTGATACCTTTTTAATGCTTGGAAAGTAGCTTCGCTATCATTGCGTCCGTATGCCGCAATCAACGCTTGAGCAAAACGCAGGACATCCTTGTCGGTTTGTACACCTTTTTCAGCACTAACTTGTAAATTAACAGCCGTATCAACCGCAGATTTCAGTGCTTCATATGCTCTACTTTCTGGAGTCGAATTACCAGCAGCATTACGGGCAAGGTATTCTGCATTCTTTATTGGTCCTAACTCTAAAGATCTAACACCTTTTTCATTTGGTGTCAAGGCTCGAATAGAAGAATCTAAGGCACTACGCTGTGCAACATAACTATCAATTGTTTCTAAATCCTTGCCTTCATCTTTTTGTAAACTTGGAGGAAGTACTTTAGGACCTTTTAGAGATGCAGTCAGTGCAGCAATGTCTCTACGACCTTCTGTCAATATTCTAGCTATTTCTTTTTGGTCTGCACCACGCTGAATTGCAGCATCTAATTGACCTTGAATCTTTTCACGAGCAATTAATAACTGCGTATCTCTGGCTGCTTGTCTTTCATCTACTTTAGTTTTAATCTCTAATGCTTTTTTAGCAAGTTCATTCGCAATATCAGGACGACCGGCAGCGGCTGCTTGTTGTGATGCTTGTGTTAAAGAAGCAAGGTCAGTAAAATCAACACCGCTTAACAATTGCTGTTGTTGAGTAACTCGTTGCATTAAAGGATCTTCTACTCCAAAAACACCGCCAAGCTCTCTAATTCCTCTAGCTCCCATTACATTAGCGCCTAAAACAGAGCCTAATCCGGGGCGCTGTCCTTCAGCCGTCGTGACTTTATTGGCAAAGTCTAGTGCTTGTTGTTCACGAGCAAGATTAAGGGTTTCTGGCGATACACCAAATAAACCACCAACAATATTATTTAATTCTGCCATGTTATGTCCTTAGGTTAACCAGTTTTGAATTGCTGGTATTTGACTAAATAAACCGCCAACAGTATTGCCTACCCCTGTTGCAACTTGTCCTAACTGATTATAAGTTCCCTGCATTGCTGCATTACCTAACAGCGCCCCTTCAGCAGCTAGTTGAGCAGCTTGTCGTTGTCCCGTCAACCCAAGCTGACCAGCGTATGCACCAGAAGCGGCTTGAGCTTTTGCTAAATCTGTAGACAAGGCTAATGGCTGTCTTGCATAACCTTCTAAGGTATTCGCAGCTCCAAATAAACCAGTACCGGTATTAATCTGTGCGTTAAGTAGGTTCTGAGCATAAGTAGGTGCGTTAGAAGCTAAAGTAGCGTTTTCTCGTGCGATAGAATTATAGTATGCAGCTAATTCAGGATTGGTTTGCATTAGACCAGCAGCACCGGGAGAATAGCCAGCAACAGTTCCTCCAGTGGCTAAACCGCTTGTACCACGCTGATATTGACGATTACGTAACTGTGCTAATTGTTGTTCCCGACCGGGAGCCAATAAACCTTGTTGTTGAGCAATGTATTGTTGTTGAATTGCTTGAGTATCTGCTGTCGTAGGTAATGCTTGAGCGCCAAGACCAAACAAGTTTTGAATCTGTTGCGATGTCTGTGCTGTTGGTGTATACCCAGCAGAAACTAACTGCCCTGTGGTTGGGTCTACTTGAAACTGAGACTGACCAAAAGCAGTTGTAATACCTACTGGTTTAAATGTAGCTTGTTGTTGCGCTCTAGCAGCCGCTTGTGCTACTTGTTGAGCTTGTAGATTATAAGCGTTTTGAATTGCTTGTCGTTGCTGGGAAGACAAATAAGCATTAACACCGCCGCCGAGTAAACCACCTAATCCAGTATTTCCTCCAGCAGTTCCGCCAGTTCCTGAACCGCCACGACTTGTCAGTAAAGACCTTAATGCAGCAGTACCAAACTGTTTAGCATAATTAGTTAGTGTAGTTGTGTCAAAACCAAGCGATTGTGCAGCTTGAATGTCAGAGCCAGAAGTTAAAACGACATTTCCACTAGGATCTAATAGAATGTCTCCGAGTTCTCCGGGCAGAATGTTAGGATTACCGCCCATGTTAAAATCTTCGCCGGTTCCAAAAAAACCACCCCCGTAACCCTGTAGTTCTGCTAATGTCGGTCCAAATAGTTCATCCATTTGTGTACTTCCTGTATTTGTTTGATTAAATAAATTTGCTCCTGCATCAACTAAGTTATTAACACCAGCACCAATCGCTGCGTTAGTAGCCCCTGATAACAATCCTTGTCCAACATCACCGCCAGCTAAACCAGTTCCAACAGCACCGCCAACAGCTCCTCCAGCGATCTGTCCTGCTGCCGTAGATGCAGCACCCATTGTACCAATACCGACATTCTGTTGTGCCAGCATTGCGGTTTGCTGTGAACCAATATCAGTTCCAAACTCAGCAAGAGTTCCGACATAGTCAGCAACGCTAACACCAGCGGCAGTCGCTGCTGCCGAGATAGCTGTCATCTTAGCCACATCTTCAATCGGCACACCAGCGGCAATTGCTTTTGTAGCTGTATAAGCAGGAATTGCATACAGTGATGCTCCGCCGGTAGCCGGAGCTGCGGCAATAGCACCAATCTTAACAACAGTGCCTACTGGATCTTGGATAGCTGGCTGAAGAACATTCTGATCAATAACTTCACCAGCATCACCGATGAACTCACCAACATCTTCTACAGCACCTAATAGACCGCCTCCTCCGCCGTCAGTGCCTAACGCTGAAGAAATCGGATCTGTTACTGCTGATATAATTCCGCCGCCGCCACCCATTATTTAAGCTCCAGTGACCATGCAAACATCTTACCTTTTTTTTCTACTTCTACCGGCAAGTTCATCTTTTGCATCATTGTTATCAATTTGTAATTATCTGTTTCCGATACTAACTTCTGTACACCAGCTTTCTTAGCAGCATCAATACCAACTTTCATTGCGCCAAGAAGCATATTAGGAGTATCTATTGTATACATATGTACTTCTAATACACCCGGTTCTTTACGAATACCGACAAACACGGTGTTATTGTGTTTAACAACAACAGCTCGGTTTTGTTTGATCAATAGTGCTAAACCTTTTAAGAACTTGTCTTCTTGTTTGGTAAAGCCACCACGCTCTAGGTCTTTACGGATAATCTCCGTAGCAGACATTTGTTTGTCGATAATCTCTGCCATGATTAGTATGTACCGCCATCAACCGTTGCTGTAAAAGTTCCAGATACTGTTAAGTTAACTGCTGTAGCTGTGCCTGTCAATGCAGGACTGGCTAGATCAGCTTTAGTTTGAATCGCTGTGCTAATGTTGTTAAATTCAGTATCGAACTCAGAACCACGAATAATCTTATTAGTATCGCCACTTGGTAGTGAGTCTTTACTGGTAAAGTTAGTTGTTTTTGTATAGTTTGACACGATTAAGCCGTCCTTCCTAATTTAATATACGCATCTAATTTTTGTACAGATACTGAACTTCCGTTAATATCTGATTCCAATCCAATCTGCAATACTCGACCAGTTCCGGATGTTGGGACATCTAGTCTAGTAATCACCACCCCACCAGCGTATTTACCGACATTGTATTCAGCAATACCGTATTCTGCGATAGTGCCGGCATCTAAGGTTCTGATCTGAGATTCATAACTGCCTTCGTAGTCAAAATCCCACTTAATCGCTACATTCTGCGCTGCACCGCCAATAATATAAAAGTCAGCCTTTTTGAATATCTTTAGTGTTGTTGGTGTTTGATAATCAAAATAGTTGGTATAATAAGACATGGAGTATGCACTGCCATTGTCGTTATACCCTGTATACTTACCGACATAACCAGCAACACCTAAATATACTTCTTTGTCCTTTGTCAGTGCAAAACTGTAAGGAACTAAACCAGTCCAAGTAGTTGTTCTTGCTGCACCGTCTTGCATCATGACTCTAGTGTCAAAACAATAGACAATAGACTGTGATGGGAACGACAGTAAGTAAAACGCATCGGTTGGGCTGTAGATAGACTTAATGGTCTTGGCTACAGTGCCGTTTACATAGCTAATCAAATCATCACGAACATTCTTGGACAAGTCCCTAAATGGTGCAGACTTCTCTTGAATCGTCCGAGCTAGCGATCTCAAGCCTGTGTCGGATAAAAAGATTACATCCGCACCGGTGGTCTGAATAGAGTCCCTAGCAACACATCCAACACCAGTAATGACATCCGATAACGCCATCGTAGATGGATCCTGCGCTCCAGCATAGACAACAACATGGCGAGTACAGAATATAATAAAAAAGCCATTATGCGAAGCCAATCCAACGATCGGGTCTCCGTCGCCAACAACTTCAGATATATCTAATCTACCAGATGTACCAGTTCTGTAATTCGTAGCGTCAAGTAAGTCACTAAAATAAACCGTTTGACGATCACCAGCAATGTCTGCCAACCAAGTTCTACCGTATGCTGCAATAGCGCAATTAGGCATAAAGGT